GTTAGATACGGAGCGCGAGAAATATCCATGCCATTTAGTTTTAATAGGCGTGGGATAGCGTGTTGGTTAATTACCTCGGCGATATTTTTAGCGATTGAATCAACTGCCATTGACCACAAATCCATCTTGGAAGTTCCGAGGGCATAAGAGCCAACACGGTCAGAGCCAAGAAGAATAAAGTCGGAAAGGATTGACATAGCAATTCTTTGGTCATAGCGTTGAATAATCTTGTCTGTATCGAACTGACGAGACCCTCCTGAAGATAGGAGAACTAAATCAAAAACCTTATGTCCTTGGTCGTCATACATTGAAGGCATGACGATTCCCTCTTGCTCATTGCGCTTGATAGAGGTAACGATATTTTGGATAGTGGCTAGAACCGAGGCTTGTTCGGCTGTCGCGGTGGATGATAGAAACTCAGGTGGAACATAAGCGACTGGCAAACCTGCCAAGTCACGCTCGATACCGATTGCTTCAATCTCTTCAATACGGCGCTTGAAATACCAAGAGCGGTAGGCGTTACGAAGGATAGAACGACCTTCAGGGTTATTCTTTTGTGAACTGGTACGAAGTAACAAAGACTTTTCGATTGGAATGTAATGGGTACCGCCCGAGGATGGGTCTACTTGAACCATTCCTTGAATTCCGCCATCTTCATCAATCATCCATCGGAATAAAGTTTCTTGAGCGCGGATTGGCATTTTGCGCCAGCCGATACGACCATCATTAAATTTAGATTTACGCTGAGGGTCTTTGTTATCTCCCTCTCGGACTTTGTAAACAATTTCGTGGTATGAATAACCAAAGACCAACATTGAAAGCATCTGAGATAAAGTCGAATCCCAAGACTCGCTCATATCGTGTAGACATGATTCTACGAACGCGGCGACTTCTTTATCCTCGGGAGAAATATCTCCATCTTTAGAATTATCAGAGTATGGGTCTACACGCCATTCAAGACGGGTAATAACTTTCTCGATTGCGAATAACATCGAGCCGATAGTCGGGTCATTGTCCGCCATCTCTCGATAGATTCTTGCTCCGCGTTGTCCGCGAAGATTGACAAGAAACTCTTCATAAACCGTACCGCCTGAACGACGCAGACCAGTAGAGCCGAACTCCTGTAAATCGGGTGTTATCTTCTCAGCCATCTAACCCTCTACTCTTTGGTCGCTAATCCTACGACGATTTCGATTGCCTGTTCCTGATTGAATCCCGCCTTTACTAACTCCGAAAATAATTCGTGAGTTTGAATAGCGAAAGCCCCCAAAACAGACACGACACCTTCACTATTGGGTGAAAGGTTATCGTACACCCGTCGATTATACCTCTAGGCGAATTTAGCCTTTTTATTCTCCGTCTAAAACTAACTCAAAAGAATTTAATCTCTTGGCAGTAATCTGATTGACGGACTTCAAAGCCAAATCTCTATCGCCTACCTGAGCGAATAAACGGTTTTCTAGTTCGCCACCGACAGCATCGAAGCGACGGAAGTAGATGTTGTATGGCAAAGCATCTTGCTGAATGTTCAACTCAACTTCAACATACTCTTTAGGAGCAATCTCTTGAGAGACATAAGGTTTGCCGTTTGAATCGACAACAACTTTTGAACCCGCTATTTCTTTTGTGAAGAAATCAGTCCAAGCCATTTCAACCCCTTTCGAGAGTTTATTAACCCTGATTGTACTATATCAGGGTTAAAAAGGAAATGATTCGGGAACTTCGGCTTCCTTCTTCCAAGTAGGAGCGCTCCAAGGGTCTATCTCAGTATCGCCCTCATTGGTGCGCCGTAAATCGACTACTTGAACTACATGACGCTTTAAGTCCACTCCAACATTAAAAGCGGTCACGGTCATCTTGCCTTTCTTTTCCCCCGTGTTTTTATCCTCCCAAGATTCCCAAACAGCGGTTCCCTGAATGATTACGCCCATTCCCTTCTTCAAAGAATCGGCAACATTCTCTGCGAGTTTGTTCCAACACTTAATTGACCATGGAGTGACATCGGTATTTTCCCAAGTGCCATCAGGTTTCTTTTGTGACTTAGAAGAAATGATTGTGAAGGTTGCCATTGCTTTACCGTTAGGGGTAAAGCGCAACTCAGGGTCACCTGCTAAATTTCCTGCTATTGATATTGCTGTCATGCTATGTGCCTTTCATTGGTTATTGGTTTGGCGATTATGTTTAGTTTTTTTCTCATTATGTCGCGTTGATTTAGTGTTGTTCCACCCCAAATCCCTAACACTTTGTAATGTAGCGCATAGGTCAGACATTCTGCTTGCCAGTAACACCCATTACAAATTTTCTTGGCTACTCGATATTCGCTGGTCGTTCCTCCATTTTCATCGTTTGGAAAAAAATAATTAGTGTCAATCCCCCAACAACTCGCCCCCTCGAAATTCCAAGGCATCAACATTTTCGGCATCTAATTCCTCTCCAACGATTAAACGATTCGGGGAAGCGACATCTAACTTAGCCAAAATTCTTCCGTTGCGCCATACCTTTCCACCAGCAATGCCATCATAGAAACTAGGCTTAGGCTCTACTAAAGATTCACACTCTGTCCAAAAATAACAGCGTGAACAATAACTTAATGCGGGTTGCGCTAAATCTAAATTGAATTGGTCAAAGAGCCAAGGGTCGGCTTCACGGCATGGCGCTTTAGATACAAATGAACCCATGTTGAAATTTTATCTTGATGCTTCTTGATTATTCTTTATTTCGTTATCTTTGCGTGTCGCCCATTCACCGAAGCGCTCGCGTATAAGTTGATTGAGAAGAAGAATTCTTTCCTCTTCAGGTGTTGGTCGGTTTGTCTCTGAGTCCGACATCATCATTCCCCTCCCAGTTTTTTAATCCATGGTGAACTAATCCAAGGTGACGCCAATCAGGATTTTGGTCATCGGCAAGGGTGAGCGTCCAATAATCTTTATCGCCCTCTCCCATCCATTCGGATACGAGAACCCATCCTGTACAGATTGCTGGTTCAACAAAGGCGATGCGCCCGATTTCGGCGAGCGCATCGTCTATTGCTGAAGGCTTTTTATGCTCTTCTTGTTTTCCCATTCGGGAAGGCTAATACCAAAAATTTCTTTCCCAAAAACGCCACGCCGTACATGGATTGGAATATCTTGACTCGATATAGATGAGTCCGCGTTCCACTTGCTCCTCAACCGTGAGGTCAGGATTTAGTCCAAGTATTTGTGGAATTCCACCAGCATGAAGTTTTTCCCCATTCTGATAGACGGCTTTTTTATTGTAGGCATCAGGACGCCAATTTGACTCCTTAGTCCAAAGCGATAGGAGACATTCCCATTGCGTAGGAGTATCCCATCCATAAGACCCGAGACGCTTTTTTGCGAACTCTTTGGATGCTTCAGGAGTCCGCTCAACCAGTACGGCTTTCATTACTGGTATATCGCTTGCTTGCGCTACTGGGTCGGGTGGGATGTGGAACGGATTGATAATGATGATTCCAAGAACAAAGATGATGCTTGGAATCGGCTTAAAGATGTTTCCATAGAATCGCATATTCCTCCATTGTTAGGAGTGAACACTTAATCGTTACTGGATGTAACGCTTCTATGTTGTCAGTATCGGACTGACTTCACTTTGGCTAGTAGGTGTTTTGCGAACCTGATTTAAGGGTACATGATGAAGATGAATTGATGTCAAGGACATTCTAAAAATGAGCGTCGGTGGCGGAGCAATACAGTCACGCTAGAGAGAGGACGGACGCGCAACAGCGCTACAACGCCACCGACTATGGGTACCCGAAAGGAATGATACCCGACGCATAACCAAGAAAGGTTAGAAAGTGATTATGCGGTTCATCCCGCCAATCTAAGAAGAGACTGACGGGATGAATTCTTTACTTAGTCGAGTCTGCTACCAGCACTCGCGTTGATTCCGTAACTATTTAGAACCTTGGCGAAGGCATAAGCAAAAGCCTCTTTTCTAGTTATCGACTGACCGAATTCTCTAACCCATATTTCGTATCCGCCGTAATAACCTTTACTTCCAGCGTCGATGCTTTTTAGATAAGTCACGAAGGCACCTCTCGCTGGAGAGATGTTTACCCACGCAAACCCGCAAACACCTTCAGCGACGAAATAGGTTTGCTTCTTGAAATCTATATCGTTGCCAAGTGGCGTGGTTGGTTGTCCAACAATCATTGGTGTTGGAATGGCTTCTTTGCCAGCCTTGAGACCAGCGGCGTAAGCCTCTTTGTAGATGCGAGCGCACTCGCGTTTGCCCAGTTTTTTAACTGGCGCTTCAACTACTTGAGTCATGTGTCCTCCTCTCGGACAATTCCAAGTATACCCTACTGGGGTTTAGAAATCAACTTGAAGGCTTCAGCCTTTTTTCGAGCGCGTCGCTTATCAGCCTCTTCAGATAGCGCCTTGTCCAACTGCGCCCTACGGATTGCCCTTAATGAGCCTTCAGAGACCCGTAGAGGCTTGTTTCTCCCTAGGAGTGATAGTAGATTCATTAAAACCACCTGCCTGTCTCTATTGACCCCACAACGCCAAAAGCGAGCAATATGAATATCACAAAGGCGATGCCCTCGGCGTTCTCTGCCCATGCTCGACCCTTGGCAGTTAGTTTGACATTTCGCTTGGCTAGAAAACTTTCTATGTAACTGGTCTCGGTCTCGTTCATGCTGTCCTCTCTTTGACTTGTCGAACTAATCCGTAGGCTTGAAGTGAAACATCAACTTCGCACTTAAAGCAATACGGTTTACCTTGGATAAAGGTAATTCTGAACTCGCTACCACATAAATAACATTTCATAGTATGACTACCTCGTATTCGTTTCGTCCAGTAAATACAGCGACAATTTTCTCTTTATTGATTCGCATTTCAAGCACCTTGCCCTCTTTGCCGAATCGTGTCGCAAACCATTGAGCCTTATCTTTCTTTAGCGTCCATGAGATTCCATCTTCGTTGATACCTTTTTGGCACCCGCGATAAACAGTTTCTATATCTCCTAAAGATTTATACAAAGATTGCTCTTCTTCGTCCATCAGATATTCTCTAAATGCTCTTTTGGAATTGAAGAACTTTCTCCATAACTTTAGATTCGCCCAAGCGTTTTCTGTATC